CATTATAGACTTGTCCATCACCATTACAAGTAATTGTTACACGTGGATAAAAATCACTGTCATACCACCATTCAGCAACACTGCCATGGTCGATAGGTGTATTACTACTAAAACTGCTTGTATTTTGTTGACCTGATTTTACGAAAAATTGTGCTCTAGCACCTACTTTATATGCACCAAACTGAAAGCCGACTTCATTACCAGCGCCGCTGTAATGATCTTTGTCATAATAGTAATAACGTGCGTTGCTTTGGTCTCTATAAGTTACGCCGACTAATTGATAAGGGCCGTTAGATGGCTGATCAATAACTGCAAACCCATCTCCATTATAAGCGCCAAAGCCCGATGGGTTAACAATATTTGTGCCAGCAGCATTAGTGTAAACATCTAGATAACGACCGTCCACAACTTTTACATAGTAAGTGTTACCATTAAGTGCAGCATATCCACCTGTAAATCCAGAGAAATCAAATTGTCTATCGTATGTATCTGTATATTTTAAACTTGCGTTACCCATACCATGTGTTTGTGTAGTAGCAACAGTTATAGGTAAACCACTGTGTGTAGAACTATTTCTAACACAACCTAAGCGTAGTGTTCCATTGCTGGGATTGGTTGTTGCAGTATCAAATCCAAATTTAATTACGTGAAAATATGCATAAAGATTAGGCATATTGTAGACACTGTAATAGTTTGGAAATCCTGATTGACCACTGCCACTTGCTACACCGTAGAATGATCTATTGTAACTAATCATGCTTAATAAATTTTCTGGTGTTCTTGGACTTAGTCCAGACATTCTTGTATTATTTCCAGCATATGCTGTTGCATATGGTATACTTGCGGAATTTCCGCCATTTAAAAATGTATTAGCACGTTCCATCGCACCCAATAGTATCGGGTCGGTCGGATTTATATAATTTGTTCCTGCGTTGTTTGGGTATGTAAAAACGTTACTCATCGATTATCCTAACGGTCCTTGTCTGCCTCTGCTATTATAGGCTTGCTGTATAACACTAGTAATTTGTGAACGATTATTTAGAATAAATTCAGTTCCGCTTCTAGTATCAATCGCATTAATGTTGAAGTTTACTGTGATTGGTTCACCAGTATTTACGCCATCATTTAGTAGGGCGGCTTGTTGACCTTTATTTAGAACAACTTCGCCGGGTGTTAACATTGCAGGAACACTATCGCCTGATGTGCTTAAGCCAGGCACAATACCACCGTTAGCAAATCCAAATATGCCACCTAGCAATGATCCGAAGAAACTAAACAATCCACCGCCGCCGAACAATCCGCCTGCAAATGCACCTGCACCGCCGGAAGCAAATGCACCGAATGCACTGCTTAATCCACTTGTTAAACTTGCAACTAATGGTTTGATGAATGCTTGTTGAATAATTTGATAAAGTATTTCTTCAAATATGCTTGACATAAAGTTCTTAAACGATTCTAATATACCTTCGCCTTGAACAATACCACGTGCAAGTCCTCTAGCAAGACCATCACCTGCACTTGCAAATGCTTCGGTAAGTGTAAGACCCATTGCAATGCTTTGATTCTGAATATTTTCCATACCAGCACCCATGCCTTCCATACCAACACGGAATTGCTCGAGTGTGATTTTACCACTAGTAAAATCACTTTCAAGTCTTTGCATAGCGCCACTTACATTTTTGTTATTAAGTTCGTAATCTTTAATTGCTTTTATAGAACGTTCATATGTGCTGGTAACAGTTTCGATTGCTTCTGCAGCACCACCAGCACTAGCACTTACGGTTTTGAATTCCATACCTAGTGCAATTTGTGTTTGCTTTAGTGCTTCACCAGTAAGTCCTAGTTTTTCGCTATTAGCATTAACATAAGCCAGTGCTTCAGCATTCAATTCTTGTGTTTGTGCATTTTGCTGACCTGTGGTAATAGCATTTGCAAGAACTGTTTCTAATGTTTGAAGATTTGCACCAGCCCCACTAGCAGCATTACCTACATTGGCAATAACTGCAGCATATTGTTGTGCATTTATGCTACCATTTGCAAATGCAGCACTTGCTTCTCGCAATATTGCAGTTAGTTCAGCGACTTTTGCATTATTTGTGCCAATCTGACCATCAACTGTTGCTAATACTGACTGGAATGGTGTTAATGCTGCAGCGGCATTACTTGCTGCATCTGATAATATTCCATATCCTCTTGCATTGCGTAATATTGCATCATCATATAGTGGGAATTCTTCTTGAATAGCAATAATTCTAGCAGTTTCTTCTGCCGCAGTTCTAATTTCAGATGCACGTTGTCTAATAGCGTCAACAGTTGGTTGGGTTGCCGCTAATACACCACTAGGTGTTTGACTAAACGGAGTTATAATTAATAATTCGCCAGCATCGATACTATCTCTAATTTTTTGTGATTCTTCGTCAACAATTCTTTGTATAAAAATACTTCTATCTTTATACATTTGTTCAATTATATTACGTTGTCTCATAACTTGTTGACCAAGATCCTGGAATCCAGGATCAGCCAGTAATTGTTCATCACTAAATTCTAATCTAAGACCAGCAATAAGTCTTTCCATATCTCTTAATTTTTGTTCTTGTTTAATAATTAGATTTGTATCAATTGCATTGCTTAATGCAATATCTGCACTTCTTGCTTCACGTGCAAGTCTATCAATAGTGCCTTCTAATGATTCACCTTCTAATCCTATTTTAAATTCAAAATCTATACCTGGGATAGTGCTTAATAATCTGCTAACTGCTACAACCGCTTGTTGTATCAATACAGCACCTGCCTTAACTCCGTTTACTAAAGCATCAACACTAATTGCTACACCTTCTGCTAGGCTTGCAAATCCATCTAATACAGTAGCCAATGCTCTTTGTAAGCCACCAGGATCTATCAATCCTAATGTGCCGGCTAATGATTTAATACCATTTGCAATACCAGTAAGTGCATCACCTGCTAATTGTCCTAATTGATTAAAGAAACCTTCATTACCATTAATGAATGCTGTTAATTCACGTATAACTTCTTTAAGTGCTGGTGCAAGACCTTCACCAAATGCAGCAAGTGCTGTGTTTATTGATTCACCCAGGTTACTTGTTAATACACTTAAGTTGTTTAAACTTGTTTCAGTTGCTCCGCCAAATCTTTCATTTAGCCCTTCAAGCAATGCATTAACAATTTGAGTTGCGCCTTCTGCAGTTTGACCAAACTTAGAAATCTCTAATCTAGTTAAACCAAGTTTATCTTGTAAGATATCAAATACCGGGATGCCTCTATCAGCAAGTCTGTTAAGGTCTTCTAATCCTAAACCACCTGCAGTAGTTCTGCTCAATAAGTCAGTAATTGCTTGCAATGATCCTACTCTGTCAGTAGTCACACTTGCAGCATCACTAAATGTTCTTAATAATTTTTCTGTAGGAGTAATACCAGATGTTCTTAATTTTATGTATGTTTCAGTTAAATCTTCGACACTGAATGCAGTGTTGGCTGCAAATCTTTGAACAAAAGAAAATGCATCAGCGCCTGCTTTTGCACTTCCTGTAACTGTAGAAAGTGTTGATCTTAAATCTTCAAATCTGCTGGTTACTTCAATTACACTGCCCAATGCACGTGAACCTACTACAGCCGCAATAGCAATACCAACACCACGTAATACTGTGTTAACAGTTTGGCTACGTCTTTCTAACGAAGCCAAACTTTTTTCTATATTTGAGATTGCTCTACTGCTTTGGTCTACAGTTTTAACTATGAGTTCATAGGTGTTTGCCACTTGAAATTCCTTTAGTGTTTTTTATTGGCTTGCTTTTTCGACTCTTCATATTGAATAGTTAAGAAAGCACTCCAACCTCGTATTTCTGTGGCACTAAAATTTGCTACTTCTTCGACACTTTTACCAAGTTCTTGTGCAATTCTAAACAACAACATGGTCTCGGTGTCGCTTCTTAGTTTTTTAACGCCACTTCCTCTAAGTTTTCGCCATCATATGTATTTTCATCATTCATTGCTTGAATAACTCTTAATATAACAGCAGGATCTACGCTACGCATTAGATCATGTTTGTCAACGATTTTAAAAATCGGCTTGCCATTTTCATCTAATGCACGACTGATTAGTGTGTGAACTAAAGCCTCGACTGTCTTACCCGCTTGCTGCAGTTCGATAACTTTTGATTCTTGGTGGAAACTTGTTGCTGGTTTATACCAAACTTGACAATCCCACTCTGGGATATCAACAGGACCTTTTAATCCGCCGCTAATTTTTTCTCTGAAATGCGATTTTGCTTTATCTAATACTGTGCTCATATTTTTCTAAACCTTCTTTTGCTTAATTTTTCGAATGCAGGTCCGGTCATGCCTCTTGGTGCTTGTTTGCTTGACCCTTCGTCTAGAAGTCCTACATATGGAACGTCATTTCTCATAACAGTAGTATCGCCCTTACGTGTTATATCATATTTACCTGTTTTGCGCCAGGCTCTTTTTGCACGACCTTCTCTAACAGGTGTTGTGTTTTTAACTTCTGTGTAAAAGTCGTCAAGAAAATGATTGACGACAGCATTTAAGTCTCTCTGTATATCTGCGCTAGCAGCACGAGCGGATCTAAATTTTGCCATCGTCAATCACTTAAAATTAAGACTTAGTGCCGTAAGTTAAGTTACCTACACCTTGTAGACTGAAACTTGCTTCGATTAAACCATCGTATGAAGCATTAATAGTTCTGCCGATGATTACAGCAGCACCACTAATTTCTTCATCGCCAGTGTCGGCAGTTCCGTATGTTGTGCCTGGTTCGGTATAGAATTTTACGTTAACACTTGATCCAATTGCTGAATCTTGTGCGGTATCGTCCATATCGTATAGAACATCAACAGTTGCAGTCCAGTTCTTGTAAGTTACTTTGAAACTGCGGCTTGTGTCTCCTGCTACAGTATCGTCTAGTGTTTCTGCAGATTCTTCAATGCTGAAGCCACGAAGTTCTCCAACAACACCTGCACCAAATAGGACGAAACCATCTTTACCAAGATAAGTTGCCATTATAGTATTTCCTCATTAGTATCGTCATCCGCTACTTGCGGTGCTTGTTCTGGACCAGGACGAGTTCTAGTCGAACTTGTTCTGGTTATGCGTTTGGGTTGTGCATTTTCTGCATCAACAACTGTGAATCCTCTGCTTAGATTTCTCTCTACTTTGGACTCTGGAACATCAGTGATGTTTCCATTAGGATGTTTCATTAATGCCATCAAGCGGCTCCTCTTTCATAACGATATAATACTTGGTATACAACACGCATGGTTGCATATGGAACTGCTTCACCTGGATCAATAACTTCTACTATTGTTACTTCTCCATCTAATGCATTACCACCTCTTCTGACATCAACTTCTAATGCTTCTTCGATGGCTTCTACTAAACGATTTCTATCTGTGTCTCTTGTATCACTACTGACCAAAATATCCAAATTATAGTTTATGGTTCCAGTTCTTCCTCCACCCATTGTTAACTGTTCACGAGTTTCGTCAGCACTTTCAACAAATACTGCTGGTAGTGCTTGGCGGCTTAATTCGCTGATTATAATCGGTTCACGAGTAACACGACCTAACCTTGGGCTTGTTATAGCCGCCAGTGTAGTAACAATGTTTTTGGCAATTTCTTCACGCTTGCTCATCTTATCAATCTATCCTGCACAAATTCATGCTTTTCACCTTCACTATATGAACCGTCATTGTTACTGTCGTAACGAATTCCGAATCCAAATTCTAGATCAAGTTCTTCAACAAATTTTTCACGATAAAATGGGATTTGCTCACGGAAAGCATCGCCTTCTGGACGGAAGTTACTAAGCATAGGATAAATGTAGTGGCTAAGTGCCCTGTAAACAGCACACTTAGTCCATTGTGTTTCATCCAACTTAGATGCATCCCAACTGGCACCCACTCTGTGTAGTCGATAGATAGTATTTGTCGCATATTCTTGGTCGAACCAGCGAATTTTTATCATTTTTTCAATGTCAGCCTGTGCCTTAGTCAATTGATCGGTAAAGTCACCGATACCATGATTTAAGATATCAGGAACATATTCGACTAGATCAGTGTTTGTAGCGAATGCCATGTTGTTATCCTTTTATATCAATTAAAGAGCAGCGTCGCCGACGATCTTAACGCCCTTAACGTTGTCGATGATACCTGCACCCCATG